AACCCTACGACCCAGCTCTTCGGTGGGAACGCTGGCGGTGGGATGGCTGGCGCTCCTCCACAGCAAAAAAAGCCTGTCGCGCAGCAAGGACTGGCCCCCGGCACGACCCCCACGTTCGCCCAGTTGCAGCAGCAGGGTCAGGCCCGCCCTGCTCCTGCGGCGAGTACCGCTGCCCCTGCCCCACAGCAGCCGCCCATGCTGTCGGCGCTGGGTGCCCAGTTGAACCAGCCCGCTCCGCAGCAGCAGCAGCCAGTCCAGCCTCCTGCGGCCAAGCGGCAGTTCACGCCACAGGAACTGACTTCTGCCAGAGAGCGGTATAAGGGCTTGCAGGAGACTAGCCTTGCCAACATCAATAAGGCAGCGGCTGAGTGGGGTGCCAGTGGCCGTTCTATTACTGGAGCTTTTGCTGACACTTCCGATCTGAGTGGCATACCAAGTGGTGGCAGTGGTACTGCGGGCAGCGCCACATATGCGGGTGACACATATTCGTATGGGAGAGACGAGAACGGTCTTCCAACCGCCACATTCCGTCCAAATGCTGGCGCTATACAGGACATTCGGCAAGCGTTTCCAGAAGACTTGCGTGAGGCGCTGGCGGCAGCACAGGCTGAAGATGCTGCGGCTTATGAGGGATCGCCCCAGCAAGCGCAGGACAGGCAGGTTCAAGCGCAGCAAGATCAGGCGAACCGCGAGTACGAGCAGCAGCAGATGGCTTCTGCGGCAAACACCGCACCACAGCAAGGGCTTCCTGCGTATCAGTCGTCTGGTGCCTTTGGTGGGAGTAGCCAAGCCCAAGCCCTCCGTGCGCGGCTGGAGCAGCAGTTGAACGACCTGAGCCAGAACGAAGCGCAGATTCAAGGGCAGTCGTATGCGGCCCTGCGGAAAGCCAAGATGGACGAGATGGGCGCAGAGTTTGGTGCCCAGCGGTCGCAGTTGGAAGAAGACCTCGCTCGCCGTGGCTTGGCGGCATCGACCATTGGTGGTGGCCGCTATGGCGATCTGGCGGGTCAGCAGGCACGGGCAACGGCATCGTTTGAAGCTGATCTGCTTAAGCAACAGGCTGAAGCGGAAGCTGAGAACCGCAAGGTGTATTTGTCAGGGATGTCGGAACTGGCAGGGATGGCGGGCCAGCAAGACCTTGGCGCATTTGAGGCGAACCTCAAGAGCCGTCAGGCTGATGCGGACATCTCGCTGCGGACACAGGAGTTGCAGCAGAAAGCGCAACTGGAAGGCCGCTCGCTCAACTTGCAGGAAGCCCGTGACTTGGCAACGAAGGAATACCAAGGTGGGCAGTTGCAGCAGGGCTACGCCGAGATATCCAGCCGAGAGCGGATGTCAGCCAGTGACATCGCTGCGCGTCAGCAGATGCAGCAGAGCCAGTTCGGCTTTGACCGAGAGCAGTCGGCGCTGGAGAGGAGCCTGCGGGAAACCATGCAGACCCGCGAGTTGACCTCAGAAGAGAAGCGTCAGTTGACGCAGATCGAAGCCAATAAGGCGCTGCAAACAGACTCACAAACGTTTCAAGCGGGACAGTCTACGCTTGAACGCGACTTGCGAAAGCAGTTGCAAGAGGGTCAGATCACCGCTGACGGTCAGCGTCAGTTGGCGCAGATTGACGCAAACAAAGCGTTGCAGGAAGGCCAGCAAACGTGGCAAGCGGGACAAACCGCAGCAGGCAACAAGTTCCAAGCGGAGCAGTCTCAGCTTGATCGTGATTTGCGGGCAACGCTTTCTGGCGATGAGATTAAGGCAGCAGCCGAACGCTTTAACAAGCAGTTCGGGTTGGACGAGAAGCGATTTAACGCCGATACGGCGCAGAACAAGAATCAGTTCTTGGCAACGCTGGCGCAGACCTTGGCTCCGCTGGACGCAAACAAGCGCGCTCAAATCTTGGCAGACCTTGGCATCAAGCCGAAACCCGGCGGTGGTTATTCAACAACTGACGACAACACCGGCGTTTAACAGGAGATCACATGGCACGATTGATGAACGCCCTCCAACTGGCCCTCGGGTCAGTTGGTAGCGGCATCCAAGGATACGGACAGGCACGGGCGCAGCGGGAAGAGCAGGAGCGACAGGCTGAAGCGCTCAAGAGACAGCAGGAGATTGATAAGGCTGCGGCTGATCGAACGTCCATGATGGATCAGATCATGCTTGGCAAAGAAGGCTTTACCGAAGCGGGCGTTCGCCAAGAGCGGACCAAAGCCTCTGCTCCTGCGCTTTCCGCGATGCTCAGCGAAGCCATGTCGATGGGCCGTGGGGCCGTGCCCTCTGGTGTGCTGCCTGATATGTCGGCCATTGAGAAAGCCTCTGGGATGTACGGGACTCCCGTGCAGAGCTTCAAGGTTGGCGGCAAGACGTATGAGAACACCATGACTGCTGCCCAGCGTAACTTGATGGAGTCTGAGGCCAAAAAGAGCATGGAGTTGGCCGTCATTGCCAGAGACAAGCAAGAACAGCGCCGTATCAAAGAGGAAGGCGAAAACGAGTTGGCCAGTGCCTATTCTGCGGCCTTTACTGGCAAGGATGGCAAGCCTATGCCGATGGCGCAGGCGTTGGCCGCTGCCAAAAGTGGGAAAACGCCGCTTGATCTTGGGTTTGCTCAGAAGCCGATGACAGAAGAAGAGCAGCAGCGGCTGTTCATCATGCAGGGCAATCTTGATGTGTCGCGTGGGCAGTTGGGAGTGTCGCGAGATCGTCTGGCGTTTGACAAAACCAGAGAATTACAGCCAAAGACTGACAAGGCCGCAAAGCTGGCGGCGTCAAAGAAGGCGGCAAACGATGTGCTGCCTACGGTGATTAAGGCGTCTGAAGCGGTCAATAAGTGGGGAGAGAAAGAGATTAAGAGCCTGAACCCAGCGCTTATTCAGGCGCAAAACACTTTGACGTTAAACGGCGGGCTTTCGGGTGTTATAGGCTCCAAGCTGCTCTCTAAGCTGACTAACATTTCTGACCTTGATAAGCAGTACCTCCAGTATTCCAGTTCCGTGGCCGATGCGGTTGCCAGAGCATCAGAAGTGGGCGTGTTGACCAACCAAGACATCAATCGCTTCCGTAGCCAAGTCTCGTTTGACGGCGGCGAGAACGAGGCGCAGATCAGGTTCAAACTGAACAACCTAAAAAGCTGGGCATCGTGGCTTGCCAACAGCAAGAAGAACATCGACGCCGCAGACGGCGACATTAACACGCCGTCAAGCAACTACAGCAGTGGCGGACGCTTGCCGGGGGAAACTCCTGCTGAGTATGTCGCCCGTATCGGAGGTCGATAATGCAGCCTAACAAGCCAACAAGAGCATCCCTCGCTGCGGCTGGATTTTCGTCTGCTGAGATTGACGACTACTTCGGCGCGTCGCCAACGGCGCAACCCACCGCTGCCGCACAGCCCGCTCCCTCTGCCCCGCAGCCGTCTTCGCCTAACGAGACGTTTATTGACAAGGCAAAGAAGTCGTACAAGGAGGGGATGCAAAAAGACATTACTGATTTGACAGCACTGTTTACCAACATCCCCGGCGCAGAGGAGATTGGCGGTGCGGTCACTGGGCTGTTGCCCGGAGGCATGAATCGCCAGCAGGGCCGTCAGTTTGTGGCCCAGAAGCGGGAAGAAGCCAAGGGTCAGATGGGCGGCTGGCGATACGCTGCGGTGTCTGCGGTTCCAACGGTAGCCCTTGGCGCGATGACGGGCGGTGGAAGCATGGTTGGCAGGGCGCTGATGTCGGCTGGCATAGAAGGGGCCAGAGGATTTCTTGGCGCTGGGGCAAGGCCAGCGGATGAAAGAGTGCCGACGCTTGGCGAGCGGACTTCTGCGGCAATCGCTCCTGCTGGCGCTGCTGGCTTTGGTAGTGCTGCCGTAGAAGGGCTGCTCAAGATTCCCGCTCCGCTAGTCCGGGGCGCTGCCCGTGTTGCAACCGCAGTCCCGCGTGCAGGTGTTTTAGTTGACGCTGTGACACAGGGCGCTAAAGGAACTGCACAGTCTATCACACGAAGCGCATCTGATGCGCTGTCAAAACGGGCTGCGCCGTTCTTAGAAGGCATTGAGCGTAGCTTGCCAGCGGGGATAGCCCGTGTGGTAGAAGGCGCTGAGCCGTCAAACATTGCTCGCGCCTTGTCGCGGGCGATTGAACCGATGGACACGCAGAAGATTTCTCGTCTTGGCGCAGAGACACTTCCGGGCCGTGCGGGCAGTGGGGCGATTGGCGCAATCAACGAGGCGTCCAAGAAGGCGACGGCGTCTGCAAAGGCAATAGAATCTGAGCTTGCAGGGGCGCAAAAGTCCGTGTCAGAGGCTGGGTCGCGTATTTCTAGCAAAGCCAAGTCCGTTGAGAAGCAGCTTTCGGAGCGGGCAAAGCAAGAATCGCAGACTACGCTTAACCAGCTAAAGGCCGAAGCGGAGATGACGACCAGCGGCTTGCGCTCTCCTGTAGAGAGTGCGAGCAAGCTGCGGGAGAACATCGTTGAAAAGATGCGGGAAGAGGCGCCTATTCACTACAAGGAGCTACAGAAGTTCCCTATGGTGGAGCGCATTGACCCTGTGACGGGCAACGCCATTGCGCCAATGGGGGCATATAAGCGACTTGGTAGTGCCGATTTGCTTGACGAGCTGGAATCGGCAGCGGAGGCCAAGGGAACGCGACTGTTCAACGAACGCTTGGCAGAGGCGCAAGCTGGCGTCCCTGAAGCGGAGCGAGCGTTTGTCAGCGCTCCTGATGTCCGTATGCCGCGCTTCAAGATTGGCACGCGCACGAACATCCAGACGGGAGAGTTGGAGGATGTGACGGTTCCCAAGATCGACCTTGAGATCCTTGACAACCTTCGGCAAAACGTCAACACGCGGATCACGGCGTTCTTCAACGGGGCCGAGACTGGGCTGGCCCCGAAGGCTGGCAAGGAATTGCTTAACAACATTGATGAAGTTGAGAAGATGTTGATTGACGCGATGGAACCAGAAGCCAAAGCCGCTGTCCTTGCGGCTCGCGGGCCATACCGCGCTAAGATGGTCCAGCTTCAGGCGCTGCAAGACGGCTTGAACCTGTCCAAGTTCGGCCTCTCAAGCTCTGCCAAGCTCAAGAGCGGTGGGGTTCTGGACATTGGCGAACTGGAGAAGACCATTGCAGAACTCTATGGCAAAAACCCAGAAGCTAAGGCCGCATTTCAGGTAGGCGCAAAGGAAGCGATTGCCAACTTGGCCAACTCGTCCACCGATGATGCTGTCACGCTGATTACCAATCTGGTCGGCACTCCGCTTGCCCGCCGTCGCACAGCACTGGCGCTTGGCGACGATGCGGTAGAGTCCATGCAGCGGTTCTTGCAGCCGCAGATGGAGCGCACTGCCGCCGCGTTTGCTGGCCCAACGGCGGCACGGGCTGGTCGAGCCGTGCTCCGTGGCGAAGAACGAGCCGCCAAGTTTGCCGGTCGGTCACAGGGGAGGATCGGCGAGCTTGAGAAGTTGTCCGCTGAACAGGGCAGACGGGCAGGGCAGCTTGAGTCTATTGCCAACATCCCGTTTGAGCGGATCATGGCGGGTGGTCAGCCAGCGGAGACGTTTGCCAACATTACCAGCAAGCAACTGGGTGGGTTTGGCGACCGAGCCGTCCCCGGAGTGTTTGGGTCGATCCTCCAATCACAGATCGCTGGCTTGACCCCGAAGGCATCGCTGGCAAAATTGATGGAGATGGAAGCGAACCCAGCCATCAGTCAGCAGATGGGTCCGCAGATTCGGGCGTTGATAGAGCAGATCCAGAAGAAGGGGACGCCTGACGCTCTGAAGACCGCTCGCCAGTTGTTCGTTGGGCAGAAGGCTGCTGAGTTGACACGCTAACCATATCCATCGCCCCATGACCGCTGAAACTAGTACGGCCTTGCTGATCGGTGCCGCCTCGGCGGCTGGGACAGCCTTTGCTCAGAGTAGCCCAGCAGGGACCATGATGGTGCCGATTGTGTCAGGCATCATTGGCATCGCCGTGTCATGGGGCATGATGCGGGTCACGGTAAAGGTGGTCGAACGTGACGTAAAGGGCATGAGAGAGGACATCCGAGACATTTACAATCTCAGCCGCGAGATCAGCGATAGGGTGAGCAAGATGGAAGGAAGGATTGAGCGGTGATTACTCCGCGCAGTAAAGTAAAAGACTTGTTTGCTCCGTCTGCTAGAAAGATGCCTTCCGCACCTAGCGATGCGACGTATGTAGACAAGGGGGCATCGCTGTCTGCACCGACTGCGCCAGTGTACGAACTGATGCGGTACACTCCAGAGATACATCGCGTGGTATCCTCTGGTCCGGGGTATATCGACGCGGAAGACAAGTACGGCAATGCGTTTCGCGCCAGTGGCACTCTCCCATGGCGCAACAACAACCCCGGCAATATCAAGGCGAGCGCCTTTGCTGATACGCACGGGAGCATTGGGAAGTCAGAGAAGTTCGCGGTGTTTAAGTCACCCCAAAAAGGCGAAGACGCGCTTCGTACACTCCTGTTTCAGCCAGACTCAAAGTATCGGAACACGACGGTTGGGGACGCCATTGCCATATTTGCCCCACCGAACGACAAGAACGATACCAAGGCTTATAAGCAGTTCGTTTCTTCAAAGGTCGGCACAAACGCCCCGCTCAACAAACTGAATCCGTCGCAGCGAGAAGCCATGTTGGCTGCAATCAAGCAGTTTGAGGGCTACAATCGCGGCGGGAGTGTAGCAATGGGTGGGCGAGAGTGGAAAGCAAACCAACCGCGAGTAGTCAAATGAGCGACAATAAGCTCCCCTCCCCTCCCGCTGAAGTGCCTGTGCAGTCCGACATGACGCTCTTGGCCCCGCGCTTTCGTGAAGCGGTGGGGCGGGTCATGGCCGATATGCGGGTCTGGGAATACACGCCCGTCATCTTTGAGACGTTGCGTACCAACGAGCGGCAGACGTTCCTGTACGGCTTTGGACGCGAGTGGGATGATGGCCGTGGGACGGTCACCCAGAGTGCCACGGCGCACGACACATGGCACGGCTACGGGCTGGCCGTGGACATCATCTGCGGAAGACGACAATGGTCCGCTGCACCAGACTTCTGGCACGTTCTCGGGACATCCGCTCGGAGGCACGGGCTAGTCTGGGGTGGGGACTGGAACGGCGACTGGTCGATCAGCGACGAGACATTCGTAGATCGTCCCCATATCCAGTGGGGTGCGATGCGGAGGAGTCCCTCCAGCCGAGCCGTGGAATTGAAGAAGAGCGGCGGGTTGGTTGCCGTGTGGAGTGCCGTTAGCGCCTTGTAGTGTCAGACCTATAGAGTAGAGTCCCTCGCGGCACACGCTGCGGGGGATTTTCTTTTGCAGAAATACTTGCGCGATGAGTCAACGACACATACTATACCCATAAGTCACGCAGTCAACCGCACGCCCACCCACCGCCAAGGAGTATACCGTGTCCGAAGAGCTAGAGAAGCGCATGAAGGAGATGGAAGCCGAGATCATTTTACTCAACGAGAAGGCGTTGTTCCTTCTTATGACGTGTCTTAAACACGCGAAAGAGATCAGCTCCATTACGGACATTATTGAAGAGATCGTTGTAGACAAGCCCGAAAGCAAAGACATGATGGCTTCACTGGCCGACGACATCGCGAAGGCCCGTTTTTCTCACCTGAACTAACCGGAGTATCTCCATGATTCACAAGCTCGCAACTGGACCGATCACGCTGACGATTGTGGCGATTGAAGCCACGGAAGGCAACTTTGGTCCGCAGGTATGCTTTACGGGCGACGAAGGTACGTCCGTCTACATCAGCGAACTGTCTGCGACCAAGCAGATCGCTCGCCTGAACATGACGATGGAAGAGGCCGTTGGGCAGACGCTGTTCTTTGAGCAGATCAAGAAGGACGGCAAAACGTACACGAATATCGCGTTGGCTGGCGCTGGAACGGCAGCAAAGACCGCCGCTGCTGCTTCTTCTCCCGCTGCGCCAAAGGCTCCCGTTGACCTTGCCGCGTTGGCGGTGCTGTACAGCGAGTGTGTCAGCATTGCGATGGCCACGTTGGGCACCAAGTGCGAAGAGGCGGGGGTGCCGTATGATGCGTCAGCGTTGCAAGCGGCAGCGGCGACGATCTTTATCAAGGCCACCCGCTAATGGACAAGCACATCACGATCAACCTCAACGTGCAGATGTTTGCCGTGTTGTCAGCACTGACAGGATTGGCCGTGGCCGTCATGCAGGACGACCGAGAAGCAGCACAAGGCTTTGCCACGATGTTGTCTGAGCCTGAGATGGAGCCTATCGCGAAGGAGATCATTGATCTGCTGCAATCCATCTCTCGCGATGTGTTTGAAGGTCCGAAGTCTCCGAAGATCGAGATCGTGAACTAATGGGCAAGCTGACAAACGTCCATAACCTGCCAGCCGCGATTGTTGCGGCTGTGCAGAACGATCCCTACACGGGCGGTGGAGACATCAGCACCACCAAGCTGATTGACGCTCCGCAGATTCGGGTGCTGGGTGGCAAGCACAAGGATGACATCTCCGTCGATGTCTCCGAGCGGGTGTGGGCGCTGCTTGGGCAAGCCGTCCACACGATTCTGGAGCGGGCTGGCCTACGCGAAGCTGGTATGGTCGTGGAAGAGCGGTTGTATGCCGAGGTCAACGGCTGGCAAGTGTCTGGTCAAGTGGACCGGATGCACTGCGACCTTGGCAAACTCAGCGACTACAAAGTCACCACGGTCTACAAGAAAAACGGGAGCGATGGATGGACACGGCAACTCAACGTGCTGCGCTGGTTAGCACACAAGAACGGCCATGAGATTAATACGCTGGAGGTTGTCGGCATCTTCCGCGACTGGCGCAAGACGGAAGCCGAGCGGAATCCTGAGTACCCTCAAGCGGCGATTCAGGCGATTCCTGTTCCTCTATGGAGTTTGGAAGACGCCGAGGAGTACATCACCGAACGGGTCTACGCCCATCAAGCCGCGAGTAGGGGCGAGGCAGTCCCCTGCACCGATGAAGAGCGGTGGTTCAGTGGCAACAGCTACGCGCTGACAAAGCGTGGAGCCAAGCGAGCCACCCGTGTCAGCAGTGACCCGCGTGAATTTGGAGAGGTAGACTTTGAGCAGTACAGCATTGAAGTCCGAGCGGGTGAGTTCAAGCGGTGCGAACATTACTGTGACGTTCGGGAGTTTTGCGCCCAACGCAAAGCGGGGAGCAATGCCACCTAACAAAAGAACCTATGCGCGACACGCTGGGAATATGCCCAACGAGGAACGTCGCCATACCGTGCGAGTGCTGTACGAAAGCGGGTTGTCTATCCGCGATGTGTCCGTGCGGATTGGCGTGTCATTCCAAGCAGTCCATGCCCTTCTGAAAAGGTCGGGGGTTGTTCTTCGACCGAGAGGGTGTAACGTAGGAAGCCATAGTAGACATAAGAAGTAATCACTCCACATTAAGCCCCCGCCATGTCATACCTCTGCATTATCCCAGCCGCTGCTGTGGCTGATCCTGACCTGACCGACACCCAAGTCCGCGTCCTCTGTGCCATAGGCACCTTCACGAACCGCTTGGGTGGCAACGTCTGGGCCAGCGTGGACACGCTCGCCAAGTCTTGCAACCTGAACCCCCGTACCGTGCAGCGAGCGGTGCCGGTGCTGATCGACCGAGGCTATCTGCGTGGGGTGCCCCGTGTCGGTCGCACCACCCTCTACGAAGTCGTGCTGCAACCGACCGAGAGGGGGGTGACTCAGGAGTCACTGGGGGGCGACATGGGAGTCACCCCACCCCCGACTCAGTTGAGTCACCCAAACGATAAGAAGAACGATAAACAGAACGAGAGCAAAGCCGTTGCACGGAACGTGTGTAATTCCATCTGGGATATGTACCCCAAGCGGGATACGCCACACCTCTACCCTCCTGCTGTCCGCGCCATTACGGAGTGTCTGGACGACGGCGCTGAACCCAACCGTCTGATCTCAGCGGCGTTCCTGTACGCCGACGAAGTCCGTCGCAAACAGATCGAACCCCGCTATGTGAAGACGATCCACAAGTTCTATGCTGACGGCGCATGGGAACACTACACGCAGATCGTGCTGGTGTATGGCCGCACCCGTGAAGAGTGGGCACGGTCTGGTCAGGACGTTGCCGAGTTTGACCGGCTGGTGTCCGCATGATGTGGAAATGGATCGAGACACTGCTGAGAATAGAAGTCATCGTCTTTTTGACGATTGTCGCCGTCGCCGCTCCGATCATCCTTGTGATGATGGCGCTGGCCGTATTTGACACTTACCGGAGGAACCGTCAATGAGTCATAACATTTCCCTGCCCCGCCACCGCTACGTCTACGTCATCCCCAGCTTCGTGCTGCGGGACCCGCTGCGGACGGCACTGGTTCCTGCCATGTGGGTGGGTGTGAGTGTCAGTCCCGGCAGAGCACTCGGCTGTCACGTTCTTCTGGAGAACGGGGCGTTGGTCGTGGATGTCCCGCTCCATGCCCTGCGGGGGGCGATGGTGGAGTACGCCCCGATCCCGCTGTCTGAACTGGTATCGTGGGATTGCTTCGGGTGGAGTGCCGAAGCATGGCAACCGGAAGCCCTCTCTGGCCTCTCCTGTGCCATCCTCAGCCCCGATCACAAGCGGGCGATGGGGAAGGGCACCCTGTGGTTCTGCATCGACCACATGGGCGATGGGTACAGCATGGCCCCAGAGCAGCACAAGCATTTGTGGGTGGTGGAGCGGGAGAGTGACCGTGCGCTGATGCTGCTGCCGCAAGACCGGATGCTGATTGAAGACTCCAGCTTCACCGTGATTGACGGCATCCCGCCGATCAAGCGGCAGTCGCACATCTGGTACGCCGAATGAAGCCGCGTGATCCTGAAGACGTTGAACTATTCGCGGAGACTGTGGCGAAGTTCCGCTCCGTGATGAACCCGTATCAGTTACGCACAATCAGCGATGACGACATTTTGTCACTCTGGATGTCGCATTCTGAACGTCACTCTGCACAGTGGATGTCGTCCGATCATATCACCGCCGAGTATGTGTTTGGGTTGATTGACGGATACTACGCTGGCTTGTGGGACTACGGTTCATGAACTCGCTCGACGCGCATGGCGTGTTGAAGTCTGCTCTCCTTCGTGGCCGTCATGGCGCGAAGAAGAGCGGGAAAGCCATCGCCTTCCGCTGCACTCGGCACAACGACAGCACCAGCAGTGCGTGGCTAGGTGACCATGCATGGGGCTGTGCTGCTTGTGGCTTCACCGAGCCACTGGCAACGCTGGGTGAGGCGCTGGGGGTGACCCTGCCTGACGATGCCGCCCCCTCTGGCCTGACGCTACAGGAGTACGCCGAGCGGAAGGGGCTGTCGCTGGCAGGACTGGCGAAGGCGGGTGTCGAGGAGAGAACCGGCAAGTTTGGCGATGCCATCATTGCCATGCCCTACCGTCGTGCCGATGGCAGCACCATCCGCACCAAGTGCCGCACCCGCAAGGGAACCTTCTGGGACAGAGACGGGGAAGGGACGCCGCTGTACGGGCAGGATGTGCTGGCCGCATCGACCGGCCCCGTGCTGATCGTCGAGGGGGAGAGTGACTGTCATGCGGGCTGGCAACGTGGCCTCCCGGTGGTTGGGCTTCCGGGGGCGAGCCAATGGAAGCCAGAGTATGCCAGCCTGTTGTCAGGCCGTGAGGTGATCGTGTGGCAAGAGCCTGACGAAGGCGGGGCGACGATGGTCTCGGCGATCTCTGCGTCGTTGCCCAAGGCTCGCATCCTGCGCGACGTGAAGCACCACGGCCAGCCGATGAAAGACCTGTGCGATCTGCATCAGTCGGTGCAGTCACATGGGGATGACTGGGCGACGGTGTGGCAGGGGATCATTAGCACTACCACGCCGATTGGAGCCGAGCCACCAGCCGTCGCCTTTGATTCAATCACGGGCGACACGCTGGACCAGATGCTCACGGAGAAGCTGGCTCCTGTTGATGCCGTACCAACGCCGCTCGACGCATGGAACAAGGTGTGCGGGTCGAGCGGTGGTGGGGTTGGCATTGCGAAGAGTTGGTTGGTCACCATCGGCGCGAACACGGGCACGGGCAAGAGCTTGATCGGGATTAACATGGCGGCTCGCGCTATCGAACACGGCGAGGTGGTCACGTTTGTCTCGCTGGAGATGGGGCGCAGTGAATTGGCGACCCGTCTGATGTCAGTCGTCAGTGGGGAGTCGGTGTCACTGCTGGAACAGGGTCCAGCGTTTGACAAAGACGCCTACAAGCGAGCGGCCAGAACACTTAACGAGACTCGGGAGAGGACGGGAGGCCATGTGCTGGTCAACCGCCGCCCGTTGTCCAAGATGTCCGACGTGTCGGCCTGCATTAAGCATCACGCCGAGGTCAGTGGGTCCAGCTACTTCGTGATTGACTACCTCCAGCTTGCCAGCGTAGCCAACATGAACAACATCCACGATAGGATCGAAGCCGTCTCGCATGAGCTACGCGAACTCGCACAGCGCCTGAACGTGCGGATGGTGACGCTGTCACAGTTCAATCGGCAGACCTCCGCGAACAGAGCAGAAAGGCCGATCAGTCAAGGGCTGATGGGTGGCAGTGCCATTGAGAACGACTCACACCAAGTCCTGCTGTTCGACCACTCGCGGTTTACACGGTCAGGCAACTTGGCCGACACATGGCTGATCGTAGATAAGAACCGGATTGGCGGGATGTGCGACATACCTGTGCAGTGGGACTTCCGCACGTTGCGATTGACACAACGCACCGTCAGCATCCGTGAAGCGGAAGAAGTGCATGGCCCGATGATCCCCCGGTGGAAGGAGAGAAATTGATCCTCACGTTTACCGTCCCGTGGGCCGCACTCTGCTCTGACAATCGCAAGTTTGTGAGCGGGTACATCCTCAGCAAGGAGTACCGCCAGAGCAAGCTGCTGATCGGGGAACTTTCGCTGGCGGCGGCGAAAATGTTTGGGTGGGCACTTGCTGATGTTGACTTGGGGCTGTACGTTTTGGTCCGTGAGCCTGACCGCCGCCGCCGCGATTTCAATTGGAGCAAGAATCTCAAGGACGGGATCACGCAGGGCAATGGTGTTTGGCTAGACGACAGCCAAGTGCGCGAAGAGCGGTGGAAGTTTGACACGCCAGACAAAGCAAACGCTGGCGCAACCATCACGATCTGGAGGCTAGATGACGTGGGCAATGTGGGTGTTCTGGCTGCTAGTGCTGTACGTACTCGTCGAGTTAGCACGACTGCTGTACCTCGACGCAAAGGCGCGAGAGATGGGTGACGCGCTAGACAAGGACATGGGACGCACACCCTGTGAGGACTGCAAATGAGTTACGACGACTGGGACATTCAGACCGAAGACGACGGGCTGGACTACGAACGAGCGTATGATGCCGCGATCAAACGCCACGCGAAAGCGCAGTGGCAGGAAGACCGCGACACGGGCAACGAGTTGGACCCGTTGATGTTTGAACCGAGAGAAGAGGAGGAGGAAGCATGATCCAGAAGTTTGTGAACCGCTTCATGGCGGCAGAGAATGTGTTGAGGGAGAAGTTCGCTGCACAGCACCCTGATGCGTACATCGACATCATGAAAGCGGTGGTCAGCGTGATCGGAGAGGAAGACGCATACGGAGAGCCTGACGCAACCCGTATTCACCTGATTGACGATGGCGACTATCAAGGCACGCTACTCTTTGTGATCGCGGCTGTGGGGTATCAGCCGAGTGATTACTGGTACGTCAAGGTGGGCTACGGGTCATGCAGCGGGTGCGACACGCTGGAGGGGATACGCGATTACGAGGATGGCCCTCCCACGAAAGAGCAGGTTGACGCATACATGACGCTTGCGTTGCACATCGTGCAGGGACTCAAGTCGATGCAGACGGAGGAAGCGTGACCACATACGAACGCCTCGCCGCTGCCCTGCTCTTGTTGTCAGCCGTGGCAGCGGTGGTGCGACGGACGCGGAGACTGCTGCGTGATTAAGAGTGACGCGCAACTCCGTAAGCACATTCGTGTCCTCGCGCAACACGCGGAGACCATCGCCGTGCGGTGCCGAGCGATAGAAGAGGCACTGACAAAAGGCGAGATGTTTGGGGTGCCTGTGCCGCCTGCACGAATAGAGAGAGCGATCAAAGACATCGAAACACGATTCACACAAGCCGCCGCCATGATAGGAATCAAGCCATGACAGAAGAAGAGTTGACAGCGATTGAAGCACGGGCAAATGCCGCTACGCAAGGGCCGTGGGTGACTCACGATCAAGGGCGCGAAGATTACTCAATTTGCAGAGACAACGGGAACAACATTTGTTGTCCATTGTTCGAACGGATTGGGGGAGATGACGGCGGCATTGATGGCGCGTTTATCTCTGCTGCCCGTGTTGATGTTCCTGCGCTGGTAGTTGAGGTGCGGAGGCTGCGGGCCGAGCGGGATAAGCTGCGGGCGCTGGTGAAGTCGGCGTTTATGGAGGGGCAGCAAGGGCGTGTCCTCGACCAGTGGGAGCAGTTCATCTACGACGTGGAGTGGCACCACTCCGATGCCCACAAGGCGCTAGAGGTGCAGCCATGACATCGTATCAAGAGCATTTAGAGCAACTAGAAGCAAAGGGCGAAGAGGTCCGACAGCTTCAGGACGCGCTGCTAATTGCAGAGGGAAGCCTCAAGCAGTTGACGTTGCAGTCTGTCAAAGCAGTCAGCCTTGCAGTCAGCCTCCGCGAGCAGGTAACCACCCTTACTGCCGAGCGCGATGCGTTGTGGAAGGATGCGGCACGGTTGGACAACGTGTGCGACACGATGCGAGGCGCTCTGGTGGACGCTCTCACCGCAGCGTCAGTATCTGCCGTGGCAACAGAGCCGATCATCCGATGGGCGCGTGAGGTTGTGTCCCTTAGGCCAGATGAGTACGCCGGTGTACGGCAAGAGATGACGCGGAGGTTGCGAGATAGCCTTGAAGCCTACGACGCCGCCCGCACCGCCGACGCGGAGGTGAAGCCGTGATCGACCCCCGCATCGACCCAACCATGCCGCATTTAGCCATCGTGCAGCGGGTGGTGGACATCATCCGTGACCACGGGCCGATTCCCTTCGTCGAAATCTTCGCGTATTTGCCCAAAACGACAGGCTTAACGGGCAGCTATATCAGCTTCATCCTCAAGAAGCTGAAGAGCTTTCGGGTGATCGAATGTACGCGGAAAGGGCACCCAAAATTCGTCTGGGTGTTCATTCCTGAGGGCGTAAAAGCCCAGTTTGCGCCTAAAAAGAGCACAAAAAGCGTGATGTTGAAGCACATGGGCACTTATCGGGTGATCTGTACGGACGGGCGGAGATTTGACCGGCTGGAATTCCACCGGAATGACCTGACATGGAGCAATAGGAGCGTCACGGTGGAGATGGACGAGGTAGCTGAGTTGGCCTACGTGCCAGACCATGCCACCCATAAGAGTGGAATCAGGCATCTCGACATCTACGCCCATGCATTTGTCAGCATTGACGACTGCATCGTGCCAAAGCTCAAGGCAACGGGAGAGGCATTGCCAAGGTGGATTCACCCGATCCGGGCGCGGGCATTGGGAATACCTGTCCCACAACGTCCTGACAAGCCAGACTTTGAAATAAAGAAAGACTTTAGCAAGGCTCTGAGATAACAAAAAGCCCCCCGATACCAAGTATCAGGGGGTTTTCTGTTGCCCACACTTCGGGTTTATCCGATGACACCCCCGCCAAGGAATGTCTAGCAACGAATGTACGAAGTGTGGGCACTCACCGCAATGGCGAGATTAGCTCTCCAAGTTGCCAAGAGCGTCCAGCGCTTCGTCCACGTTGCCGCTGTCACACGCACTAGCAGCGTCCGCTAGGTAGTTCGTCGCCTCTTCCAGTGCGATGCCGCGATCAGACTCCTGCGCCTTCTCGGTCATGTTGTCGTATGCCTCCTGCGCGGCGTCTGCCATCTCGTTAAGCGTGGACGATAGCTCTTCCATCTCGGCCTTCATGCCTTCCAGCTTGGAAATGATGCTGGCTACGGCCTTGCGATCTTTGGCGTTCATGGCTTTCCCTGTTGGCGTAGTGTGGTGCGTGGGTGAGCAGGTAATATGTGGTGCGTGGTCCCAGGTGTCAACAATAGCTTCTTGCGGGGCATCAATTCGCGCGTTTAATGCCCACCACTTCACGCGGATCGAACCAGTATTCAATGCCGCCAGCGCACTTTATTACGATGTCTCCGCTGCTTGCGATTTCGTCGTAGGATACAACGCGATCCCATGCCCATGCCGCATTATGCGCGTTTTTGTTGAGTATGAAGTCTCCCACCTTTATGTACTGAGCCTCTACTGTCTCAGCCTGTTCTGTCTTCTTTTTGGCGTTCATGCGGCCACCTCCTTAGAAGTCAAATCCAGTCCCCAGACGCGCATCGTATCCATGCCAAACGGGGTCATTTCCATGACCTTTTCGCAGTTTTCCGACACCCATGCCAGTTCCGTAGCCGACAGCGGCACCGTGTCGCCCGTGCTGTAATCCAGCCCTACGATGATGCAATTTCCGCTATAGGAACCTCCATCAGCCGTAATGAGGCACATGGGAAGGCCGATCAGCAGCCCCTCTTCGTTGACGTAACCCGTCACGAAACGGCTCCCGCCGTCGATGGAAGGCACCGTAAATGCCGCTTCGATATATCCCCCCACCTCTTTCTGGAGTGATTTCAAACCGAGGGGAATCTGTACCGCTTCGGCGGTCTGGCTGGTGATGCGGAAAGCGTTGGGCATGGCGGGTTGGGCTAGTGGGTTAAAAACGAACGTCATGCGGCTTGAGTCAACAATACAAACACTCCCCGTTAATGTCAACAGCAATCTTCAAGAAAGTTTTACACCCGTTCGCCCGCTCGCGGAGACGCCTTAGTATGCCCCTCGCGGGTACGCCTGCGCGGAGATTCCCTTAGTAGGGGCCTACGCGGGTACGCCCGCGCGGAGACGCCTTAGTAGGGGGGTCTGGCGGATATGTCGGGATATATGGGGTGGGCTGGCCGGGTGGTCCCCCGGAGCCGTGTTCCCGTGCTTTTTGAGCGCTTGCCAGCGTTGACCAGCGTTTGCCAGCGCTACCGTTTGCCAGCGCTACCGTTTGCCAGCGCAAGCCGTTGACTGGCAACGTTTTAGCCGTTTGCCAGCCCCAGCGCTTGCCAGCCCTGCCCCTACCCTGCCAGCCGTTGCCAGCGCTGCCAGTTCCCCAGCTTGCCAGCGTAGGGGCTGGCACCGGGCACCGGGCAGCGTTGCCAGCGCTGGCCCTGCTGGGCGCTTGCCAGTGTCCCCAGCTTGCCAGCGTCAGCCATTGCCAGCGCTGGCCCGTTGCCAGTGGCCAGTGCTGGGGCTGGGGCAGCTTGCCAGCTTGCCAGCGCTGGCCCCCAGCAGCCCCGTAAACGCTCGAAAGGGGGCAGCTTGCTAGGCTGGCCCCCTTTCTGGCGTTTGCTACGCTGGCAGTACTTGCCAGCCCTGCCCAGCCCCTACGCTGCTGCCCCCGTTGCCAGTGCCCGTACACTGGCAAGCGCTGCCCGTAGATTTACGATGGCAGCGTCACGGCTATACGCTTGCGGTACAATCAAAGACGCGGGGTGGACCATGCCAGCGTCAGCAGCTTTACCAACGGCTGCCGTCAATTCCTTGCCAGTCAGTACCGTCCCCATACCGTAGGGGACCTTGATGGTGGTGTGATAGTTGCCAGCCCAGCCGTAGACGCGGTAAACGCCAGCGTGACCGAAGAGGGCCATAACCGCGTCGTCTCGCATGGGCTGGTCAGCCAGCTTTACGGTAATGTCTTGAAGATGGGTGCCAGCGCTGCCCATGTCGTTCGCCTTGACTGCCCGAAGTTCGACCCGCCAGCCCTGCCCTTCCAACAGATCAGTAAGGCAAGCCATTTGAACGCCCGTCCAAAAGAAATCGTCATGACTGGTGCCCCCGCAGGCCCCAAACGCGCAGGCAATCGAAAGGGCTGACGGGGCAGCGCTCAAGCGCTTTGCGCGTGATTCGAACGCTCTATCCCAGTCCCCAGCCAGTGCCAATTCAATACGGACGGTATCCCCAGCGTCACGATAGACGCGTCGACGTTTCATTACCAGCGCTTCGGGCGTCAGATCGGCCAATGGCAGGGCAGCAATCGCCCCCCGCGCTTTCTCAGCCCCAGCGTCCCAGCCAGCCGCAAACAGTGCCTTCACGTCGTCTAGGCTGGCCACGTCGCCCCACTGCCAGCCCGTGTGAATCCCAGCCCATTGCCCCCGTAGCTCTTCATGGCGGCCAGCGTTGACGGGGGGGACTTGCTCCCCCGTCAGCAGGGAAGGAAGGTCCAACAAGGACGGTACTCGCAGTACCGTCACGCCTTTGCCGGTCTCTTGAGTGATCACAGTCCACACGCCTGACGATCTTCTGTCGTCCAGCTTTGCGTAATGGCCTTGAGGGCTTCGGGCACCGTATAGGCACACTGACTCACCAGTAGGTCAGCAGTCAGCAGCCCCCGCATCGTCAGCCAGCGACGAATCTGGGGGCGGCTGGCCAGCACTTCACGGGCTGCATGTATCCGCTGGACGATTTCCGAATTGGCGCAGATAGAGCGCTCAAGCGCCTGATCATATCCGACTTCAACTTGGAACCAGCGGTCTACCGACGACGCGTCCAGCTGGGTGCGGCCAGAATAAAGGCGATTGGCCCCCAGCCCAAACGTATTGGCAGCGCTCAGCAGATAGAAATCTGCATGACGGGCAATCCACTGGCCGTCTGGCCCCTGCCACTTGATAGAGTCAACCAAGTTATTCACGCTCAGCATCACGTTTTCGTCCATTGCGTCGATTTCGTCCATAAGGTAGACGCCCCCGTCGCGGTAGCAGCGTACAAGCTGAGACGGGGCGTAAACTTGTTCTCCTGTTGAAAGATTGGGCGTCATCGTACCCAGCAAACGCCCTTCCGTCAGTCCAGCGGATCCGTTGACAGTGCCAAACGGCACTCCAAACGCTTCAGCAGCTTGAGACGCCAACGTCGTCTTTCCAGTGCCAGCAGGGCCGACAAGCATCAAGTTTAAACGCTTGCCAGTGGCAGGGCTGACAGCCCCCAGCAGGGGCAGCAGCTTGCCCAGCATGGCGTGAGAGCGAGCAGCAGAAAGGGGACGGGGCTCAGCCTGATTAATCTGGACATGAACGACTGACGGGCCAGCAGGGGCAGCGCTGGCGGCTACTTTGGCTTCCAGTTCGGAAATGCGAGTTTCGACAAGCTGGGACACAACGCCAGCAATCAGGGCGTCAAAACCGGACGCAACGGGGGCAACGGGGGACATAGTGGCGGGGGCTGGGGTAGTGGACTGGACGGGGGCAGGGGTAGCACTGGGGGCAGGGTAGGACTCGCCTACCATTGGGGGGGCGCCACGGCTGGTGATAATCTTTTCGGCTGGCAACGCTGCCATGTGAACGGCTACGGGATGTTTCCCCTGCTGAAATACGAAAATGATTTCAAGGGTGCCGTAGTAATGATCACATTTGACGACGATTCCCCAGCTATCGGAAGGGACAACAACGTCCCCCGTGACAACAGTCAGGCGAGACGTGTCCCCTTTGTACCCGTTGTCAGTCAGTTTCTGGCGGGTAGCGCTGGCGTCAGTGTAAACGCCAGTCAGGAGGCTGACGATGTAGTCACTTCCCAGCTTCAAACGACGCCCGGAAACAATCCCATGTGTTCCGGTCAGGGGGGTACGGGCCAACGGGGTAGACATTATTTATTTGCCCCCGTTGGCTGCCGGGGCGCCCTTTCCAAGATCCCGAAGAACGTCTGCGGGGGAAACGGGGGGCAGTTCTTCACTGTCCCAGAACTTCGGTAACATGGTAGACACTCCAGAAAGGGGGTAAAACTGGCGGGGGATTGTCCTGCACTGTCAAGGTATCGGCTAGCGTTGCCAATGTCAACGGTAGGGCAGGGGCAAAATACGGGGGACAGCAGCCCAGCCCCGTACATTCATTATATAGGGGCGCTTTCTGGCGTTCGGATTCGCTCAAATCAGTCAACGGAAGCGCTCGAAATGGGGGCAGAAATGGCGCGAATAAATACCGAAACCGAAATCGTTTCTAAGCCATTGACACCCCATTATGGCACTATCCCCCTCTTGCGCAGTTTTCGTCGATCTGGGGGGAATTTCACTTTTTGGAAAAAGGGCGAAATATCACAAATATGATGGCAAAATATCACAAATATTTGTGACATTGCCTCAGATTCGGGAACCATTCGGGGAATTTAGCCAGATCACAAATATGCTCTTGAGTTTGCCCCCTAACTGGGGCAGTGTATGAACTGGCGTTTATGTACTGGGCAACGGAAGAGAGCGCTGAAATACCGTAGCGCTGAGATACTTAGCGCTGAAGGGCTGGACTGGCTGGACTGACACCCCTTAGCGCTAAGGTATTCCAGCCACTAGAACGGGGGGCGCTGGGATCTGCTGGACTGGCAACGCTGGGGGCGCTGGGATCTGGCAACGCTGCCCCAGTCCCTGCTGCTGGGATCTGCTGCCCCGTCATCGACTGCCCCCGTCACCGTCCCCCAGTCACCGTCCCCCCGTCAGCTTTCCTAAGTGTCAGTGTCCCCCGTCCCCGCGCGTGATCTATAGCGTGTCACTATGACACACCCCCGCGCTGGCCAGCAGGGGGCAGGGCCAGCCAGCAGCAGCCACACGCCTTCGGCGCTGGCAACGCTGGCAACGGGCAGCAGGGGGACAGCGGGGGCGCTCGAGCGCTGGCGCTGGCAGCGCTGGCAAGTGGCTAAGTGCTGACGCTGCAACGGCTTGCGCGAACGTTGGCAGCGCTGGCAGGCTGGCACCCCCCCCATACCCCTGCTGCGGCAGTGGCGAACGTGGCACCACCACCACACGGTCAGCCGTTGCACGGTACAAGTCAACGGGAGCCAGAGGGTGCGAGTGTGTCGTTTTGACACAGGCGTGAACGAGTGCGGGGACTAGCGCAAAAAAAACAAAAAGGCTACGTTGCTGTGTCAACACCAGCAACGGGAGAACACATGGGGGGCAAGATTCGTGGGATGGATGTGCAAGCGGTGGAGAAGCGGAGTAAAAGAGGGGAGTGGAGCGAGGACGAGAAGGTGGCGGTGGTGGAGCGGGTGCTGGAGGGCATGGCAGAGGGTCATACGCTGTCGGAGACGGTCAAGGCGGTATCGTCGGCGCTGGGTGAGCCGCTGAGTGCAGGGCTCGTCAGGCGCTGGATTGTGGCAGAGGAGGGGTGGTTTCAGCGCTATCAGAAGACGAAGACGATGCTGGGGCAGGCGTTTGCCGAGGAAGCAATCTTGGTAGCGCGGGAGAGTACGAGTAGTACCACAGCGATGGATCGGGTGCTGATTGAGACGCTGAAATGGGCCGCAGCGAAGGCCAACCCCGTGGAGTATGGGGAGAAGCAGACGGTGGAACATCAAGGGGCGCAAACCCTGTCGGTGAAGATTGTCGAGGATGATGCGCCCGTCAGGAACCATCATGCGCTGAGTGGAGCGGGGAAGGATGCGCTGGTCAGTGGGGTGGTGCAGGACATCCAATTCTTTGCGCTACCAGCCCTGCCTTCAGGGGGGTGACTCTGGAGTCAGGGGTGACTCTACAGTCACCCTAACGGTATCTTTTTAGTGAACGAGTAAACGTGAACGAGTAAACGTGAACGAGTAAACGTGAACGAGTAAACTCGTCAACGAGTGAACGAGTAGCTGCGTAAACGAGTAAACGAGTTAACGAGGGAACGAGTGGCTTCTGTCCGTGGTAAGCACAAATCTGGCGCTTCATCCGCTACGGAGGTGGAGGTCCGTCTCCACAAGCGGCATCCCGGTCAGGCGAAGATCGCCGTTCACCCTGCACGGTTCAGGGTGGTCATGTGTGGTCGGCGCTGGGGGAAGTCAGCCTGTGGCATCCGTGAGGCCAGCGATGTGGCGATTGCGGGACAGCCAGTGGGCTGGTTTGCGCCCACCTACAAGCTGGCGCTGGAGGCATGGCGGGAGTTGGTGGAGAGATTGGCCCCGATTACGGCCCGTATGAACGAGCAGGACAAGCGGCTGGAGTTGGTGACGGGTGGGATTATCGAAGTCTGGACGCTTGACACCCCAGACGCCGCCCGAGGGCGCAAATATGCGCTGGTGGTGATCGACGAGGCCGGTATTGCCCGTGATTTGCTAGAGGTCTGGCAAGCGGCCATCCGTCCCACACTGGTGGATTTACGGGGTCGGGCGCTGATATTAGGCACTCCCAAGGGCCGCAGACACGGATTTGTCGTGTTATTCAACCGTGGACTAGGGGAAGACCCGGACTGGGCGTCTTTTCGGGCCTCGACGCTGGAAAACCCGTATATCCCCGCCGATGAGGTCGAAGCCGCCCGTCGAGAGTTGCCCCCCGAAGTCTTTGCGCAAGAATTTGAAGGCATCCCGACCGACGATGGCGCAAACCCCTTTGGCTTAGAGGCCATCCGGGCCAGCCTTGGGGCCATGTCCGACCAGCCCGTGGTGGTCTACGGCGTGGACTTGGCCCGCAGCATGGACTTCACGGTGCTGGTGGGGTTCGATGCCTACCGCCGTGTAGCCTACCTAGACCGCTGGCAGGCCCCGTGGGCCGTCACCAAGGCCAAGATAAAGGCCAAGGTTGAAGACACGCCCATCGTGGCCGACGCGACGGGGGTGGGTGACGCCATCGTCGCGGATCTCCAGACCATGGGCGTAAATGTCACGCCTCATGTGTTCACCCAGTCGTCCAAGTTGCGGCTGATGCAGCGGCTGGTGGCGGCGTTCCAAGGCAAGGAACTGACCCTGCCTGACGCCGAGGACGCCCGCTGGCTGACCAGCGAGATGGAGGCGTTTGAGTTTACGTATACGGCCACCGGAGTCCGCTACGAAGCCCCCAGTGGGTTCCACGACGACGGCGTGATGGCGGTGGCGTTGGCGCTGCATGGCTGGGATCGGGTGCAGGGGGCGGTGCCAGAGGCTCCCGTAGGCTTGCGGCAAATCAGCGACGACCCCTATGTTTCCCCAGAGAATGGATCGGCTCGGTCATTCCAGCCGTCAGGGGACTTCCAATCGCAACTGCCCGGATCGGGCTGGTAAGACATGGAGAAGACAGGCATGGACGCCGTACTGGCAAAACTTGGCAAGAAGCTGGGCCGTAAGCCCATGCTCAAGCGGAAGGGCTTGTCCGACAGCAGCCCGATGAAGGAATCGGGCATGACCGTCGTGATCGGCATGGGCAAGCCGATGCGTGGGGCAATGGCAAAGCGCGATGACCGAGGCTATCCCACCGACGAGGAAGGACAGGACGACGAGCCGATGGAAGAGACAAGCCCAAAGAGCTTGAACGCCAAGATCGACGCGCTGATGGAACGCATTGATGCGCTGGAATCCCGCATGGGCGCACATAGCGAACAGGCCGAAGACATGGAAGACGACGACGAAGAGGAGGAGGACTGATGTTTGCTGACGCTGCGCTGACGCTCGCGCTCAAAATTCTGTCGCCTGTCATCGTTGGATTCATCACGCCCTTTGCGCTGGACGGGATCAAGCGCATGGTGGGCTTTGTGGATACCTCGCCCACCTACGTCAAGCAGGGACTGGCTATCGCCATTGCCGCACTCGGCACCACGCTGACGGCGTTTATCGGCGCAGACATCCCCACCGACCTTGCCATGTGGGACGGCGAAGTGGTCAAGGCGCTGGTCGCTGGCTTCTTGGCGATTGCGATCAAGCAGCACAAGCAGTTGAAGAAGGCCCAGCAGCCGTAACATGGCCTCGCCTGCATGGACCCGCAAAGCAGGCAAAAACCCTGAAGGGGGGCTAAACGCCGCCGGTCGGGCGAGCTTGCGGGCGATGGGCAAAGACATCAAGCCGCCTGTCAAAGCCGCCGAAGCGGCCAAAAGCCCTACGTCTGCCAAACGACGGATCGCGTTTTGTAAGCGGAGTGCTGGGCAAGCTAAAATGTGGCCGAAAGCCGCAGCAAACCCAGAAAGCCGTTTGAATAAAGCGAGGCGTCAATGGGAATGCTGACCTGCACACGGTGCAAAACAGAAAAACCAGCAAACGTTGAGTTTTTCCCATTGCACAGCAAAAAACATAACGGTCTAGATTCATGGTGCCGCCAATGCCGTTCTGAGTACAAACGCGGAACGGTATTGCCAAAAGGAGTTTCTGATAAAATGCGAGGGCTTGAAGCTCGCGCTTTGCCAGAATGTGTAATTTGCGGTGAGACAAAAGATGAGAAGTTTGCCGTAGACCACGACCACAGCACTGGGCACGTACGCGGTGGGTTGTGTATGCGATGCAACATGGGTCTCGGGCATTTCCGAGATAATCCAGAACTTCTTCGCTTTGCCGCATTGTACTTGGAAGGCCGTTGCGCTTGCGGAGAGTGCCAGCCGTACTGGGGTGGAGAAGCAACGGTAGACGACGAGAACACGGATATATTCTTTCCAGTATAGTTGTCTGCAACTAACGTCAGGAGATAGCGATGTCTGTTGGAAACTTGCTCAAAAGCACGACAACGGTTGCTGCCGCAAACGACGCCGCTACCATCTCTGGCTTTCCCAGTGTGGGAGTTGTTGGCATCCAGATCACGGGCACGTTGTCTGCGACGATCACGTTTGAAGCGACCGTCGATGGCACCAACTACGTGGCCCTCAACTGCCTCCCCAGCAACAGCGGAACCGCCGCCTCGACTGCGACCGCAGTCGGCGCATTCACGGTGTCGTCTGGTGGGTATGCGGCGATTCGGGCACGATGCTCTGCCTATACGTCTGGCTCGCCGGTCCTCACGGTACGCTACGTCGGCTCGTGAGCGAACTGCTCCGCATCCTCTGGCCCGTCGTCATCCTGTATGCCGTCCATCGCCTGTGCGAGACGGTGGCTTTGTTTGCGCCCGTTCGTGAAACGGAGCAAGTCGAGGATGACCCGTATGACGCTGTGGTGCCAGAAGATTTGATCGCCGTGGCAATGCAGTATCCTGACGCATGGGCGCAAGAAGACATGGTCAAGGCGATTCGGGAAAAGTATGACGCACTCCGCGACTGGAACTTGGTGCGAGCCGCCTTTGGCGTAGGGAGAGTGGACGCATGACGGGACCGATGTTCTTTGATGACGCTGATCCGATGGGGATGTTGGATGAAGGCACGGCGACGGTTCCGACCTTGGAAGGCCCGATTCTTGAGACAGAACTCGCCCGTCTCATGGAAGGCTTGTCAAACGACCCGCTTGGCCCGAATGAGAAGGTTGCGCCGAATCCTCCAGCGAATAACACGAACACGGCGTCGGAGAATGACGCTCTGTTGCGGAGGGCACTGTACGGCCATGACTTCCCCGCCGCCGACGACGTAGAAAACATCGACCCGTCTGCGTGGTCATCGTGGTGTCGCGGCTTGTGGGACAGCCGTCGCGAAGCGGTGCAGATGCACTTGCACTTGGTTGAGCGGAATCGCCTGTTTCGGGCAGGACAGCAGTGGATTTCAGCCAGCGGCATGGGTCCGTGGCGGGAACCGGCGCGTCCGCGTGATGCGGCCCGTGTGGTCTACAACATGATTGACAAGGCGCTGGATCAGCGATTGCAGATCATGATGGATCAGAAGCCCGGCTTCTCTGTCACGCCCGTTACGCAAGACCCAGAGGATCGGCGCAAGGCACAGGCTCAACAGATGGCGCTGGAGTACCAGTATGAGCAGCAGGAGATGCCGCGCATGGCGAGGGAGGCCAGTTTCTGGGCGCAAACGGACGGCGTTTCCTTCTGGCACGAATTCTGGAATCCGAATCGTGGCCCGTGGGACGAGCGCATGGGCGACATCGCTGGGCAGAAGAAGCCAATGGGGGATATTGGCTGCCAAACGCTTCGGGTGGAGCAGGTTCGTGTCTCGCCTAACGCCACCGCCACCCAGAAACCGCATTGGGTCATTATTCGGGAAGTGATCTCGCGGAGTGAAGCGGCGTATCGGTACGGCATCACAGGTCTTGATGCGGCCAATACGATGATGTCCACGGGGAACGGCCCAACGTACAGCGGCAGTGAAGGGATCGGCGCGTGGGTGCTGTCTCAGACGACGATTGGCGAAGGCCAGCGGCTGCGGGATGAGGATGTGACGGAGCGGTTTACGGTCTATCTGGAACCGCACCCCGATGTGCTGCCCGAAGGCTTGCAGATGGTGGTCGTTGGCGATGAAGTCGTGTTCGGACCCTCGCCATTAATGTGGAACGTGATTCCCGTGGTCCCGATCCGCGACGGTTCCAGCGACCCCAGTTACTACCCCCGCCCCATCATGGAGCAGTGGGTAGACCACCAGATGCGGACCAATGCGTTGTTGTCCAAGTGGATCGAGAACATCCGCGTCAATGCGGGTGGACGATTCCTAACACGGCCTAACGCGATTGCCACCGAAACGTTCATGGGCGGCGTGACCTCTATGATCGAAATCCGTGGCGCGGGTCCGATGTCAGACAGCATCCAGCCCGTGCAGGGGTTTAGCGTTGGCAACGATGTCAAAGAGGCGCTGGCGCTGGAGAAGAGTGCGTTTGAGAACGCGTCGGGCTGGAACACGGTGAGTCGTGGTCAGGTGACCGGCGAATCGGGCCGTGCTATCATCGCCTCTCGCGAGCAGCTAGAGCGGGTGTTCAGCCCGTGCGTGAGTGCGTTGGCGTTGGCCTATACGGACTGGGGAAAAATTTCGCTGGCGGGTATGGCGTGGGGCTACGATATGCCCCGCTCGTTGGGTGCCATTGGCAAAGGCCGTCCCGATCTGGCCCGTGCGGTGTCGTCGTCGGACTTTGACGGCCAGAGCGATGTGAAGGTCGAAGCAACAAGCATGATGCCCATGCCGATGGCGTTCCGTATGTACTTGCTGGACAACTGGCTCCAGACGGGCGTGATCGACATGAAGGAGTACCGTCGTCGCCAGATGTTTGCCGTGGCAACTAACATCGCGTCACCCGACGACGATCAAGAAGCGCGGGCTAAGCGGGTGGCTGACGCGATTCGGATGCAGACGGAAGTGCCTGAGATGCGGTGGGTGGATGACGAGAGTATCCACCAAGATGTGCTGCAACGCGAACTGCTCCTGCAAGACGATGTTGCGCCAGAGATCATCGCTGCCGCGATGGAGCGGTGGACAATGCTGGCAAACCAAGCGCAGCAGAAACAAGGGGGAGGTCCACCGCAAGGTGCCGCCCCTGCTGGTGCTGGCCCAGAAAGCGGACCTCCCGCTGCCAGTGTACCAAATATCCCACCGGGACAGTTACCGCTTGCTCCCAGCAACCCTCCTCTCGGGGTCACCAATCTACTCCAACAGAGTTTGACTGGCATCCCAGAGGCAGAACAGTCTGCACAGCAAGCTGACATCTTATCCCGACAGCAATAGGACCGTCGCATGGACCTCGGTGAAGCTATTTCCAGTGCTATCGAAAACGCCCTCCCACCACAGCAAGACACGGCTGTGGCTGAAGACGCCGAAGAGACACTGGCTCCAGATGCAGCAGAAGATGGCGTAGACGAATCAGACGAATCTGATGCGCCAGTAGATATGCCAGAGGGATACGTTGCCGTTCGCACGGTGACGGACGATTTGGCAACGGAGTTCACGCTCCGTGATGCAGAGGGAGAGGTAGAAGTTCCTGACTTGATGGTGGAGTACAAGGCCAACGGCAAGATGCGGGCTGACCGCTTAGATCAAGTGGTCAAACTCGCGCAGTGGGGCGTGTACAACCAAGAGCGGGAGCAGAAGGTCCAGCAGGTTGAGCAGATGTCTCAACAGGTCTATCAAGAGCGCGAAGAATTCGCCGCCTTGCTGTCGGAACGAGAAGCACAGATTGAAAAGCTGTTGTTAGACGACGACTTCTTATTGGCCGTGCGCGATGCGTATGGCGAACAGAATTCGCCAGAACAAAGGGCTGCTCGCGCAGAGCAACAGGTGCAGGACATTCGTGTGCAACACCAGATGTCTGCGATTGCAGAGAAAGGCGAGACGTTCTACACGAATGAAGTGATGCCGGCCCTCAACATGATTGCTAAGGCACTGCCATCCATTCCTGCGGAAGAACTTGCCGAGAAGTTCCAGATGGCGATGTACGCGCACGTCGAACGCGCTCCCAACGGAGAAGCGTATATCCCGGCGTCACGCTACGATGCTGTCCGTCAGTACATCCTCGACGATTTGGCAGTATGGGCACAGGCGCAGCACGGTCGCCGCTCTCGCGCAACCACCTCGTCTCCGCAGCGGGAGACACAGAAGGCGTTGGCAGAACGGGATCAAGCTCGCATTGAGTCGCAGAAAGCCAAACGCGCCGTAGGACAGAAGACTCTCCCCGTTGGCAGTGCTGGCAAGCCGTCTGGCAAGCCGAAAGCCTATACGGGCAACACCGTTGATGATGCCGTGGCGAGTGCGTTGAGTACGGCGTTGTCGTCATTCCGATAATTCATTCCAAGAGGTTTCGATGCCCGCTCCTACAATTATCACCGATGCCGAACTAACCGGCCTCCTGAAGAACGTGTATTCGCAGTTCCGTGAGAAGGTGCAGAATCTTGTCACGCCCCTCCTCGCGCAGTTGGAGAAGGGTCGTTCTGGCGGCCCGCGCAATATGCGCTGGGGCGGTAACAACGTGTTCTTTGATGTCGTGACTGGCCGTCCCTCTGGCGCGACGTTCTCCAACTCTGGTTATTTCCCGCCCGATACGACGGCGACCGAAGTACAGGCCAATGTCGGCATTGTCCGCGCTTACACCACCCGTCAGGTTGACGGTCTGGCGTTCGTTGGCACGCAGTCCAAGGATTCGGCCTTCACGACCATCGCCAGCAAGACGATGGAAGAAATCAAAAACGCTTCCATGCTGCTCATGCAGCAGGCGTTGCATAACAAGCAGGACGGTATTGTTGCCATTATTGGCACGGTAACGGACTCTACGCACATTATCGTTTCCTCGCCGTATGGCGTGACGAACGCGGGTCAGGGTTCGCTCCTCCTGTCCGTGGGTGACTACATCGCCGTCCGTGCAACGGGTGGTGCAACGCTCCGTTCTGGCAAGGCATCAATCACGGCTATCACGAACAGCGGCGACAACGCCACGCTGACGCTGAGTGCTGCGATTACGTCGATGGCGGCAACGGACATCATCATTAAGGCCACGGCGAGCGATGACTCGTACAGCTACGCGATGAACGGTCTCATCAACATCACGAATCGTGCTAACGGCTACGCCTCGCTACACAACATCAGCAACGCGACGTACAGCATCTGGGATGCCACCCGCATGACGGCGGGCACGGACACGCCTGACGCGACTCAGCCGACCGAATCGGACATCTGGGACTTGATTCAGCGCATCGCTGGTCGCTCTGGCAAGGACGCCAACGTGAAGCCCAAGGACTTCCTCCTCATGACCACTCCGGGCATGGCGAAGAAGCTCATGGAGAGCATGGTGGCGCAGCGTCGGTTCACCGCTGGCGAGTTTGGGACGACGATCAAGGGTGGCTACAAGGCCATTGAAATCTGTGGTATCCCGTGCGTGACGGACTACTACGTCCCCGCTGGCACGATCTACCTCCTGCACATCCCGTCGCTGGCGTGGGTGGATGCGAAGGATTGGGGCTTCGTGGAGTTTGAGGGCGCGGGTCCGTGGCGTTGGTTGTCTGGCCGCGATGCGTTTGAAACGACCTACGGCTGGTACGGCAACCTCGCCTGTCTGGCGCGAAACGCGCATGGCAGCATCACAGGCTACACCGACACGGCTCGTTACAGCCACATTTAGTCGCGGTGGGGGGTGGTAGCACTTCGGCTGCTGCCCCCCATTGGGATCAACTTGGAGACTAGATGGCCTATAACTTTTTTGCTCCGAAGCCGGGTCGCCTTGGGACGCTGCCTGTCCCACTGACCAGTGGCCGTTTGAATACGGGCACACTGGCGGCTGGCACCCAAACGCACAACATTGGTGGGTTTCCTGCCAAGTCGTATGTCAATCGCGCTACGCTGTGTGCGGAAATCTTCCCCACGGCAGCTACGTCCTGCGTGGCGACGCTGTTTAAGATGACGGGCGCGACGGCGGTGGCCCTGACTTCGGGGTTGGACATTAACACCAAGACGGCTGACACGCCGTTGCAGTTTGTGTTCCTGACCACGACCACAGACGCCCAGCGCACATTGACCACGGCTGACAGCCTTCGCGTGTCTATCGTGACCGTAGGGGCCGTGTCGGTGCAGCCCGAAGATGTGACGGTGGTGGTCGAACTGCTGGTGCAAGAGTAACATGGCATCGCCCGTGATTCTGGTGAATCCTGCGGGCATCCCCGAGCCGTCGCCTGAGATTCAGCGGCGGCTTCGGGCGGTGCATGGGGGACTCAAGTTGCGACTGACTGATACAGGTGTCCCGACATGGGGCGTCTGCATGGAGTGGCAACCGGACGACCGTCGCTGGGAGTGGGTGCAGAACGAGAGCTATGATGCTCGCATGGCCTACGACATTATTGGCTATCTTCCGCTTGACTGCTCAGTTGATGAAGCGCCAGCGTACTTGAGCAAGATGGTCCGTGCGTTCCCACGGGACGACATCCAGCGGCTGTCAAACTCGGTGGAGAGCTACAATACGGGTGTGGTGAGTGCCGCCGTGGACGAAGCGATTGGGGATATGCTGGACAGCGCCGATCCGACCACGATCCGTCGTGGCCGTGGCCGTCCTCGTAAAGTCAGCTAAGGAGAACAGATGGCCGTCATTTCCCTTCAGCAACTGATCTCGGACACCCGCGAGTACATGGATGCGGTTGGCTCAACGATTCGCTGGTCAGACTCGCTGATTACGACGGTCTTGAACAGCGTGTTTGACAGCGAGTGGTCGAACATCCTCAACGCCGCGCCGTACTATCGGTTTGCCCAGCGCACGGTCACCACCGATGCCAACGGGCAGTTTGCGTTTACCACGCTGAACAACGGGACTGGCGATACGCAGCAGTTGTTCTACCGCATCATGTCGGTCAGTGACGGCAACGTCCTGTATGGACAGACGCGGTTTCAGGATGTGCCGCTGGCGACCACCACCAATTACCTGCCGACCTACCCGCGCTTGTATTACATCGCGGGACAGTCTGTGCAGATTTTGCCAGTCAGCCCAGCGCAGTCGCTGTACGTTGGCGTGAACTACAAGCCTACGGCGATCTCTGATCTGGCCGGTGTGACATCTACGATAGACTATCCCAACAACGCACATCTGATTTTGGTCTGGATGGCGGCGGCACAGTTGCTGCTCAAGGGTGGTGCGGAAGCGGCTGCGGCGTCAAACCTTAAGACGCTGGCCGATGACGAGCGCAAGACGCTGCTGGACGACATTCGCCGCATGACGATCAACCCGACCATGATGGCCTATCCCGACCAGAAGTATGACTGGAGTGGCGGCTGATGGCGCAGGGGCGCGAGAAGATCGTTGACCAGCAGCCGCGCTTTGACGGCGGCTTAAACAGCGTGTCCGATGACTCGGCGTTGCTGCCCAACCAGCTACGCAGAGCCGAGAACGCACGGCTCACGGACTACGGGGCCATTACTAAGCGGGGTGGGACACGACGGACTTCGACCAGTGCGTTGGCCGCAGCGTCAGTTCTGAACGGCTACACATGGCGCAAGGACGGTGGCACCCAGCAGTTGATGGCCGTGTGCAATGGGTTGCTGCATACGTCTACGTTTAGCGCCAGTTACCCGTGGACATGGACGGCCCAGACTGGGGCGCTGTCGTCGTCGGTCGCGCCGTCGTTTGCTCAGTTCCAGAATGGCAGTGCTGATGTCGTCTACATCGCAGACGGTGGGCTGCTAAACGTGTGGGACGGCACCACGCTGTCTACGGACATTGCGGGGACCATTGCCGTTGAGACGATCACCGTGCATAACCAGCGGCTGTGGGGCTGTGGCAACTCGGCGTTCCCTGACTCGATCTTCTACTCGTCGCTGAATAACGGCAGCACGTTTGCCAACGGTGCGTCTGGCGGTGGACAGATTATTGTCCGCACGTTTGCCGACGAAACCGTGGTGGGCTTGGCCTCGGTCAATACGTCTTTGCTAATCTTCCATCGTCGCGGTATCTCGCGATTGACGGGCTATGGGCAGGACGATATTACGGTCCTCCCGCAGGGTCTGACCGCAGACGTTGGCACTATCGCGCCCAAGTCCATTGTCAGCATTGGCAACTTGGCGTTCTTCATCTCAGAGAGAGGGCTGTACCGCTGCAACGAGTCAGAGGTCAGCCCTGTCGGCACGGTCGATACGCCTGACCCGACCTTGGCCGCGATCCGCAGCCTGTCCGTAACCGATTTTGCCAGCATCCGGTCTGCGTTTAACCGCGCTACGCGAGAGCTGTGGATCAGCATCCCAGATTTTGGCGTGTATGCGTATCACACGATCCTGCAAGCATGGTCTGGTCCGTGGGACACTGGCTATGTCACGCCAGCGACCACGGCGATCTTTGACTCGCTGGACTCCAACGGACTTCCTGCGCTGCTGAAGGGCGATGCGACGGGATATGTCACCGTCTGCGATGCGCCGGGGGTCTATGTAGACAACCAACTGGCAAACGGGACAGGCGGGACGGTCTACACGATGACTGCCCAGATGCACCGGATGTTCTGTGGCGATGAAGCGACGGCCAAGTCGCTCCGCTTTGGCTACCTCACCGCGCAGTTAAAAGGCTCGCTGGCGACCGATGTCACATGGCGCACGGACATTGATGCAGGAGCCTTTACCTTGCCCACCACCTCGTCTGGGACAGGCGTGTGGGGCACGGGCGTGTGGGGCACGGGCGTGTGGGGTGGTGCCAGCACTCAAAACTATCGGGTGCAAATGGGCGGGACGGGCTACTACATCGACGTATTTATCATCGACTCTGGCACGGCTGCGCCTATCTTTAGCAAATTTCAGTTAGAAACCTTTGCGCTGGGGAGGCGCTGATGGCACAGACAGTGGGCCAGCATGGCCTTGCCGCATTTACCAATCCGCAGAACGGCGACTCGCTTGACGCTACGGTGGTCCGAGCGAACGACAACTCTGTGCGTGATTCGTATGTTGATCACGACAGCGATAGTGGCATCCATGTGCAGTCGTCGTTGATTGCCGCCCGCCCTGCGGCTGGCACGGCTGGCCGCAAGTGGCTGACCACCGACACGGGTGATGTCAAACTGTGGTTTGACAGCGGATCGGCTTGGGTGGACATCTCGTACTTGTCTGTCAACGGTGGAGCGATCACCGGAACGCTGAGTGTGTCAGGTGTGCTGACGGCAACGGGTGGTGTGACGGGCAATCTGACGGGCAACGTCACGGGTAACGTGACGGGCGCAGTGACTGGCAACGCTAGTACGGCGACCACACTGCAAACGGCACGGGCGATTAACGGCGTGTCGTTTAACGGCAGCGCCGATGTGACCGTGACGGCAGCGGCTGGCACGTTGAGCGGGGCAACGTTGGCCTCTGGCGTCACCGCCTCTTCGCTGACTAGTGTCGGCACGTTGTCTGCGCTAGCAATGGGCGACAACGTAATTACCCGTCCACGGTTCACGGACTACGCCGAGACGTACACCACGCCGACCATTAGCGGAGGTACGCTGACGCTGAATCTTGAGAACGGCAACGTGTTCCGCGTCTCCCGCAACGCCATTATCTCTACGATCACCATCAGCAACCCGCCAGCAAGCGGCAATGCGGGATCGTTCACGCTGATTTTTGACGCCAACGGGACGAGCTATGCCATTACATGGCCCGCTGCGGTCAAGTGGCCCGCTGGCGTTGCGCCAACGATTACGACGACAAGCGGCAGGAGTGATCTGTTTGTGTTCTACACGAACAACGCCGGGACGACATGGTACGCCATGACGTCTGGGCAAGACTTTGTGACGACCTGACCCATGCTTGCTAATCGACTACAGATGGCCGCAAGTAGCACCCGTGCTAGTCAGTTGCTATATGACACGGCTGGCACCTACACGTTTGTCGCGCCAGCGGGTGTGACGAGTGTCAGCGTGTGCTGCATTGGTGGGGGAGGCGGGTCAACGAGTGGAGGGGCAACCGCCGCTTCCGCACGGGGTGGCGGTGGTGGGGCATTGGCCTATGTCAACAGTATTGCCGTGACTCCGGGCGGTTCCTACACCGTTGTCGTCGGCGCTGGTGGGACGAACGGCACGACCAACGGGGGCGCATCAACGTTTAACAGCACCTCTTGCGCGGCCAACGGTGGGCAGGGTGGCGGCAACGGAGGCGCTGGCGGCACCGTGTCGGTTGGCACGGGTGGCGCTGGTGGTGCTGGTGGTACGGCCAACTACGGGTACTCCACGGACGCTGTGCCTTCTACCCCTTTGTACGGGGGCGGTGGGGGCGGCGGCGCTGGAGGATACAGTGCGGCGGGTGGCGCTGGGGGCAACAATCAAAGTGCTGTGACGACCACCTCTGGCACCGCAGGAGCCGCAGGGACGGGTGGTGCTGCGGGCGGTGGTGGTGGTGGGGCAGGCACGAATGTGGCCGTCCTCTACGAGGAAGTCAAAGGCTCTTTCCCCGGTGGAAGCGGCGGTGGCGTTGGCATTAAAGGAACAGGAACCAGCGGAGCCAGCGCCTCTGGTGGGACGTACAACAATTCCAACCCCGGTCCCGGCAAGGGTGGCTCTGGCGGCACTGACGGCACATTTGCTACCAGCGGCGGTGCATACGGAGGAGGGGCTGGCTCTGGTTCTGGAGGATATGCATGGGATCCGCCAACCAATCCAGCGGGAGGCTATGTGAGTTATGGGGCTTCCGTCCCCGGTGGTGTTGGCGCAGTGCGTATTCTGTGGGGCGGTGGGCGGTCGTACCCGTCAAACGCAGCGGACGTTTAACACTTAATCACACAGGATCATGGCAACGTTTAACAAGTTCAACGCTTTCGTCGAAGCCGTTGCGGAGAAGGTGCATAACTTGGGCACCGACACGCTGAAGGTCATGCTGACCAACACGCTGCCAACAGCGGCGAACGCGATCAAGACGGACATCACGGAAATCTCGGCGGGCAACGGCTACACGGCGGGTGGCAACACCGCGACGCAGACCTCCTCCTCGCAGACCAGCGGCACCTACACGCTGGTCCTTGCTGATCCTGCGTCCTTCACCGCTTCTGGCGGCTCGATTGCCACCTTCCGCTACGCCGTCCTCTACAACGACACCGCTGCCTCAAAGAATCTGATCGGCTGGTGGGACTACGGCAGTGCCGTGACGCTGGCGTCTGGCGATTCGTTCACCGTAGACTTTGATCCGACCACGGGCGTTCTCACGCTGGTCTGAGGCTAACACATGGCAGACAACGTAGGCTACACCCCCGGCACGGGCGCAACGGTTGCTGCCGATGACATCAGCGGCATCCTCCATCAGCGGGTCAAGATTTCTCTTGGCGCGGATGGGACGGCAGTTGATGCACCGGGCGACGGCACGAACGGCATGGACGTTGACATTACGCGCTTGCCGACGATCACCACGTTCAAGTGCCAGACGTTCACGACAGCACAGACCGGAGTTGCTATTTGGACGCCTGCCGCTGGCAAAGCGGTGGTGATTACGGCGCTTCAGATTCAGTCGTATGGCACCACGGCGGGGACGGCAATTGTGTGGTTTGGCGCAACTGCCGACGCGACGTACACGCGAAGCACAGATGCGCCGCTGTTTGACGGGGAATTTGCGCCCTCTGCGACGAACAAGCCGGGGGTCTATGTTACCTATCCAGCACACCCTCGCGGCACGGCAGACTATGTGCTGCGTCTGACCACCACCAACGCGCAGTCCATCACCGTCACGGTGTGGGGCTTTGAGATTTAGGTGGCAACCACGTTTTTTCTCCGAAACATTGCCTCGTCACTGGGTGGTGCTGGGCAGTTTTCTATGGGGCAGCGGCGTGGGAACGCGGTGACGACGGCGGTGACGACGTCAGTTGCCAGCGGGACCAACATTCAGCTCACAGAAACGACGGCTGGTGGTCAGGCGGTGACGTTCTTTTCAGAACCGTTGACGGCGGGCGTCACTATTAGCGGGACGGTGACGCCAAACCTCCGAGGGCTGGAATCGGCGAACGCCGTCAACTCGGGGTTGGCGCTGTTGGTCGAGCGGGCGAACAACGCAGGGGTGGCGCAGTCAACGGTCATTGCGCGGCAAGTCATTGGCGCCGAGCTGACGACCTCCGAAACCGCCCGCACTGCCGCCCTCACGCCGACGTCAACGGCATTCTCGGCCGGCGAGCGTATTCGGGTGACGATCTCGCTAATTAACGTGGGCACGATGGGCGGCGGCACGGTGACCATGCACTACAACGGCGCAGCCGCCGCAGCGAGTGGCGACAACTACATCACGTTCACCGAAGACTTTGTGACCGACGACATTCAAGATGTGTCCCCGTTTGAGATTAAAGGCTCTAACGCATACTACGGATGACTGACAACATCGTGATGGGCGCATACGCGACGGAAGCGGACGCGCAGGCCGCGATTGACGGCGGCGTGTTTACCGGCGTGCCGGTGCTTGAACTGTCAATCGTGGAAGATGGGCCGATTGATACTCCTTGGTGCGTCTGGTGGGCGCGTCCGAACTCCTAGCCATACCAATCATGCCTCGCTATACCATTACCACGCAGACCAACGTCTCCCTCACGGCCAGCACGGCTAAGACGATTGCTGCCGTCAGCACCCCTGCTACCCGTCGTGCCAAGTTGGTTGGCGTGTCGGTGAGTTTTGACAGCGTCACCGCAACCGATGGCAGCGTCTTGGTCGAGATCGTGCGGTCGGACGGCACCACCGCTGGCACGGCAACCTCACGCACCCCTGTGGCTATCGACTCGTCTGAGACGGCGGCGTTGTGCAGCGGTTTCGTGAACTACACGGCAGAAGCCACCACGTTTACGGTGGTGGACGAGAAGCGGATTACGCCTGTGGGTGGCACGCTGATCGAACCGTTTGACTTTGCCAGCCAGCCGATGGTGGGGGCGACGAGCAAGCTGTTGGGTGTGCGGTTGACCAGCCAGCAGAATCTGACAAACGTCCGCTGTACGTTGACCTACGAGGAGTAGCGCCAGCAATGGGCTATTTGAGCGCAGAGACACTAGATACCAGCGGTGGAGGCGGGACATTTACTGTTCCGTCTGGCTGCACGTTTTTGCTGGTAAAACTGGCCGTTAGCACAGGAGCAGTTCCTAGTTCTGTGACGCTTGGTGGGACTTCTGCCACTACAGTGGCAACGGTGGACAACGGCGACTCTTTAGCTGTTGGTGTCTACTCAAGGGTATCGCCTGTCATTGGGTCGTTGGCTCTTGCGTTCAGTTCTGGCGCAGCATACGCAAAGGCCACGCTGGAGTACTATGACAACATTGACTCTGTGCGAGGCAGTGCAACGGCGGGCGGAAACTATGCCACATCGTTTTCACTCGGCGTAACGTCTGTTGCTGCTGATTTGTGTTCCGATTTCATCGTCATCCAAGAAAACGCCACCGCAACGGCGGGTGGATCGCAGACGCTAATCTTGTCCAGCACGTTCGCGGTCACGCCAAAGATGTACGCGGCGTCTCGCCAAACTGCGTCTGGTACGACGACAACGTTTAGCTGGACGACAAATGGCGCTGGTCAGAGACAAGCGCACGTTGCGGTGGCGTTGATACCTGCCGCTCCTTCGTCTGGCAGCACTCCCGCCTTTGGTCGCTACCGCATTGCCGGGGCGCGTCGGTAAGTGTCCCTCCTAACACTCCTCTCCGCTGGCGTTGCCGCCGCCACAGGGATCGTGGCGCGGGGTGTGGTGCGTCCGGTCTTTGTCCCAAAAGCCACAGGGCCGGTTAATCGGAGTGGCCCACAGGTTCTCCGCGCTCGACGGATAGCCTCGGCAACGTCCCTCACGCTGACCGCTGCCGTTGGCGCGTTCTTAGCAAGCGGGCAAGCAGCCAACTTCCGTGTGTCTCGCGCCTCTGCGGCTGGCGCGTTTGCTTTGACAGGACAGCCTGCCACACTCAGGGCTGGCAAATCGCTGACCGCAGCGGTGGGCACTTTTATCCTGACTGGGCAGAGTGCCTCGTTCCGCATCACGCGGGTGATGTCAGGAGCCGTTGGGTCATTCACGCTGACTGGGCAAGACGCGGTTCTGCGGGCTGGCAAAATGTTGGTGAGTGGGGCTGGTGCCTTTGCGCTGACTGGCAAGAGCGCCACTCTCCGTTTGCAGCGGGTACTGACTGCTTCGGTGGGATCGTTTGCCTTGACTGGCAAAGATGCGACCCTGCTCAAGGGCAAAGTCCTCATTGCCAGCGCAGGATCGTTCACGCTGACGGGACAAGCCGCCACCTTCTTGGCGGGCGTCTTCCAGACGGGACAGCATCAGGTCGCGCTGTTCCCAAATCCGGTCAACGCAGCGGGTCCGATTGACGCCAACATCGTGCGGTCGAACGACAACATCACCGCTGCCGCCTACAACGCCCATGATGCGGATACGGCGATCCACATCCGGTCAGGGGCGCTGGCTGTCCGTCCAACGACGGCGACGGAGGGCAGCGTGTATATCGGGACCGACACGCTGTTCATGTACATCTACACCAGTGGTGCGTGGAATCGGGTACTTTAAGAGCGGGATTCTTCTAGGAGGGTAGGGACATGGCAAAGAAGCGTGGTGGGTTGGCGGGGCTGTATGACCGCAACAAGGGCATCATCAAGACGGTGGCTCCGATTGCCGCTGGGTTTATCCCCGGCATTGGTCCCATGCTTGGCGCTGGCATTGGCGCGGCAATTGGTGGGCTAGACCGTGAAGGCAAGAGCGGGATTGGCCTTGATGTCATGGGCGCAGCCAAAGGTGGCCTGAGTGGCTACGGTGGAGCCAAGCTGGGTCAAGCGGCGAAGGGTGGGCTTGCCAATATGTTTACGGGTGGGGGGAAGGTTGCGTCTGGGGCACAGGCAGCGGGCGTTGCCGCAAAGTCTCCCGTTGGTGTGCTCAACGCCCCGACTGACTTTGCCGAAACTCCTATGCCAGCTCCTATGCCTTCTCCTATGCCCGCTCCAAACCCTGCCATGTCAAGTCAAACTCCGTGGTGGAAAAGCAAGGAAGGACTTGGCTTTGCTGGCAGTGCCTTGCAGACGGGCGCTGGCATCCTTGGCTCACAGGCGCAGGGTGCGCGGGAAGAGCGGGACTACGAGGAGCAGCAGCGGCAGCTACGCGCTCGCGCTGAACTGATGGCAATGTTTGCCCCGCAGATGGCTGGCAACCTTGGCATGAAGCTCCCTTACGGCGGGGCGTAATCATGGCAACCAGCACCGCATTTGGCACACTGCCAAACCCTACGACCCAGCTCTTCGGTGGGAACGCTGGCGGTGGGATGGCTGGCGCTCCTCCACAGCAAAAAAAGCCTGTCGCGCAGCAAGGACTAGCCCCCGGCACCACGCCCACGTTCGCCCAGTTGCAGCAGCAGGGTCAGGCCCGCCCTGCTCCTGCGGCGGGTATGGCTCCTGCCGCTGCCCCTGCCCCACAGCAGCCACCGATGCTGTCGGCACTCAACACGCAGTTGAACCAGCCACAGGCCCCAGCGCCAGCGGCCAAACGGCAGTTCACGCCACAGGAGCTGACTGCCGCGAGAGAGCGGTTTAAGAGCTTGCAGGAGACTAGCCTTGCCAACATCAATAAGGCAGCGGCTGGGTGGGGTGACAGTGGCCGCTCCATTACTGGAGCTTTTGCTGACACTCCCGATCTGAGTGGCATGGCAGGTGGTGGCGGTGGTACTGCGGGCAGTGCCTCATATGCGGGTGACACGTATTCGTATGGGAGAGACGAGAACGGTTTGCCAACCGCCACATTCCGTCCAAATGCTGGCGCTCCACAGGACATTCGGCAAGCGTTACCAGAAGACTTGCGTGAGGCGCTGGCGGCAGCACAGGCTGAAGATGCTGCGGCTTATGAGGGATCGCCCCAGCAAGCGCAGGACAGGCAG